TGAGTCCCCGATGGTGTCGCTTGGCGGCGAAGGCTCCGGCGGCAAAGGTGGCGGCGGGCGGGGCGGTGGGTTCGACTACAGCGGCAAGCTATCCGGTGTGCCCGGAATGAACATCTACCACCTGCTCGGCGCCTTGGGTCTGGTTATTGCCGTTGCTTTCTACCTCATCACTAAACGGGCTGGCACGTCACTCATCATTGCCGGCTGCTCTGCGGGCATGATCGGCGTAGGGGTAACCGTTGATAAATACCCCTTGGTGTGGGCGGCGGCGGTTGTGTTGATGTTGATAGCCGGAGGTACGTGGCTATTCCTCGCTTGGAAGAATGGAGTGACTAAGAAAGCGTTGGTGTTGGATAATACCGCAATCACTTCCGCCATGACTTCAGTAGTTCAGGGTATCGACAATCTAGATACTGGGCTGCGAGGTAAAGCCAAACAATCGATTGCTAAAGCGGCGGGGGGCCGGAATGAACAAGTCAAGGCGGTAGTGTCCAGAATCCGGCATCGTTTGGATACTCCTCCCGGCACTTGATGATATGATACGTCTTAGAGACGGCGAGGCTTGTGCCACCCGTCCATGCCTCTTACTCGTGAAAGGTTTGCTTTATGTTGGGCCACAATAACCACGTCCCCCCTCAGTTCGATCCTAACTCGTACATCAACAAAGCCCACCAAGGCAACGTTACTTTGGTTAAGACTATTGCAGTGCTCTACAAAGAAAACGGCCACCCCATGATTATCGCCGCTACCGACTTCAACCCCGACATCCATGAGCACGCGGCCCCGGAGGCCGAGGCTCAAGCGGTGGTTACCGACAAGCCTAAGCGGGCCAAGCTCGCACCCCCCACCCCCGGTTAACTGACCACCGGTTCTTACTTGTAGTGAGGTTCCTACATGCCAATCGATGCCACAGTCAAAGGTTCGGCTTCAAACTCGTTTGCTACGCAGGTTGAGGCCGATGCTTACTTCTTGGAAGAAAGATTGTTTGACGATGAATGGGTCGCCTCGACCATGGCGGTCAAAGAGGCCGCGTTGCGTTGGTCAACCCGGGTACTGAGTGAGGCGGTTGATTGGTACGGATCGCCCACCACGACCACACAAGCGCTCCCGTGGCCCCGGGCGGGCATTGTTGACGTGTACAACAAGCAATACGTGAGTGAGCACGTTATACCCGGTTTCATTAAGCGTATCCAGTTTGATTTGGCACTCGAGTTGATTAAGCGCAACCGGACACAAGAACCGGGTCTAATCGGCAACGCAATCGGTGCTGCCAGTCTCGGCGACTTGTCCGTAACCGTCAACAAGAACGACCTACCCGCGCTTATTCCGGCGTCGCTCATGGTGAGCATCGCCCCGTACGGCGAACTTACTGGCGCTGCTCGGGTTGGAGCCCGCAACATCCCCATAGCGAGAGCGTAACGTATGGCCCTATTTGATACAACAATGGCGGCGCTAGCCAAGACCCTCACTGGGGTTGTGGGGTCCGCCGCTATAATCCGGCGAACAATAGCCGATTACGATGAACTGCGCGATAAAGACATTTCGTCATTTTCAATAGATTACCCTGTCAAGACTTCACCCCCGGCGCGTTACTCGGCGTATGAGGTCTCGAACTCGTCGGTATTGGCCACAGACTTAAAGGTGATTGTGGCCCGGTTGGATGCCCCGGGCGAGGTGATTGACCCGGTAACTGACGCGGTACTAATAGCCGGAGTTGTGTATCACATAGTTAGCGTTGGGAATCTATCCTCAGGCGATGCCACCGCTGCGTTTGTACTTCAACTGCGGGGTTGATATGGGTACCAGCCAACAGTTTAATGCCAACATAAGTAAGTTTGTTAAACTCACCAAGATCAAGCCGGATTTGGTGGTTCGTAAAGTGGCGTTTGATTGCTATACGGCTGTTATTGCACTCAGTCCGGTGGACACGGGCCGCTTCCGCAACAACTGGCAGATCGGGTTAGGTTCCGTAAATGGCACGATTACGGACGAGGGCGGCATTTACGCGGCGGGGGCAAACACCAGTGACCCGCATGAACCACTTAGTGAGGCGCCAACTGGGGCGGTCGATGCGACTAAGTTGGCCTTGTTAAATAAAGCCAAGTTTGGTATGATAATCAACATCTCTAACAACTTGCCGTATGCGGTGGCGTTGGAGAACGGTACCAGTAAACAAGCGCCAGCGGGCGTTCTTAAAGTGGCATATCAACAAGTCGTTACCGGACTAGAGCGAACCATTAAGGCTATTGGTACGAATCCGAATAAGGATCTATACTAATGAGCTTTAAATACAATGTGCTACGGCGGGCGTGCCGATCCAAACTTGCCTTACTAGACCCCCCGTTCCCGGGGCGCGCCGCAAGGGCTTGGGAGAACAAGACATTCAAGCCCCCGAGCGGTGCCCCTTGGGTAAGAGAGACCGTACTTCCGGTTAACGAGCGGCTTCTAACCCATACACTAGTTCAAGTTATTGTATTGATTCAATACGATCTCTTTGTACCGGCGGGCTCCGGTACCGAGTCGTTGGGAGAGTTGGTTGCTATGATTGTTGATACGTTTCCGCCAGCCTCATCGGTAGTGGACAATACGGAAAAGTTGAGCGCTTGGATTGATCGGTGTTCTCCGGGCGTTCCGGTCAAAGATGTCACTGGTGTATGGTGGATGCAGCCCACGGTTCTCACTGTCCGATCTTGGTGGTCAAAGGAGTAATAAATGTCTAACATCGCTTCAGGCTCTCGCGTGTTGATCGGTTATGTCGTTGAATCCCCACGGGGGGTCACTCCCGTATCACCCACGTTTAAGACTTGGCGGTGCACTGGCACCAACATCAATCTCAGGAAGACGGTGCAGACGTCTAATGAGATTCGAGGGGATCGGCAAATCCGGGAAGCCCGGCACGGGTTCAATACCGTTGAAGGGACGTTCCCTTTCGAGTTGGCGATGCTTGATTACGATGATCAAATCGAGTCACAGCTAGCGGGTACGTGGGCGGTGGTCACTACGGTTTCGGCTACCATGTCTGCGGGCTCAAGCGGCACGTATACCCGTACCACCGGTGATTACATCGCTGACGGCTTCCGGGTTGGTGACTGGGTAACGGCCACGGGCTTTGCCTCCCCTGCGAACAACACCCCCAACGTTCGGCGTGTTACGGTGGTAACGAACACCGTGCTCACGGTTGACGTAGCCGCTTCGGTAATGGTTACAGACGCTAGCTCGACAGGTAGATCGGTGTCACTGGTTGGGCGACGAATCCAAGTGGGTACGTTATTGCGGTCGTGGACGGTTGAGCGCCAGTTTGTAGACGTGGCGCGCTTTCAACCGTTCCGGGGCGTCTCGTTCCAGAGTTTGAAGCTCTCCATTCAACCAGACCAACTTGTTCAAGGCGAGTTTGGTCTGCTCGGCATGTCTAGTAGTATTCTGGCGAGCGCGACCATTGCGGTTGGAGTACCAACGCCGCCTTCAGATACGCCGCCGTTCACCTCGTTCTCCGGCGTAGTGACCCGAGGAACCGCGCTAAATACAGTTGTAACCGGGTTAGATATTAGTGTTGACAATGGCCGAAAGGTTCAGCCCGTTGTAGGTTCCCGGTTCAGCCCGGACATTTTCGAGGGCACCGCGGACGTTACGGGCACACTCTCCGTACTGTTTAACTCGATAGTCGAGTACAACGATTTCTTTAACGAGACCCGGGCCGGTTTGTATATCCGGCTCAATGACGTAAACGGAGTTGACTTCCACTCCATCCACCTGCCCCTCGTTACTTTCACCGGGGGCGAAATCAATCCACCGAGTGAGGGCCCTTGTACGATGCAAGTCCCGTTCCGCGCGCTGGTCTCAACGGTAAACGGGCTACCCGTTCCATCGCTTTCATGGCAGCGCAGCAATGCTTAATCTTAGTCGGTTCCGTTAGATCCGGCGATTTGCTCATACTTAAAGGTACCGTTTATGGATTTGGCCCAACTTTCGACTACCTCCCGTTCTGAACAAGGTGCTTTCTTGCACCTCAACCACCCGGCCACGGGACTGCCTTTGTTTAATGACGGAGAAGCCCCCGTAGGCCTTGTGTTGCGAGGCATGGACTCAGCGATTGTGTTGGCCAAGAGCCGCGAGACTACACAGAAAAGGATTGATGGTGCACTTGCCGTTGGTCGGCGGGTACGAGTGGACGCGGCCGGAGTTGAAGCGGACGCCGTGGCCTTGCTTGTTGTGGCGACTAAAGAAGTTCGAGGGCTGACGGTTGCCGGTGTGCCCGTGGGGAACACCCCGGCGGACTTCAAGAAACTCTATAACGACTTTACTTGGGTGCGAGAGCAGGCAGATGCGTTTATCAGTGACCGAGCCAACTTCCTGGGAAACTAGTAGCCGAGTTGTTGGAATATGCTCAACGGGTGTTTGAGTTGTCGGTACCGGACAGTAACGGCATCACCAAACTACAACACTTCCAACACGCGGCTAAATCAATGGGTGTTGACGTTGAGACATTAACCGGGGAACTTAATCCCCCGCAAGAGTTGGAGTGGGTTTGGTCTGTGTTCTTGGAACTCGACGCGGCCCGTTCATCCGGCGGTATGAGTATAAGTTCGATCTCGTTTAGTGATATATACGCTTGGTGTCAACTAACCGACACTTGTTTAGAACGCTGGGAACTCAATACGATTAAAGGGCTGGATTCGGCCCGATTAAAGGCAGCCAATGGCCGATCTAGCCGAACTAACACTTAAGATAAACTCCGGTGAAGTCAAACAGGCCAATCGGGATCTGGACGATATGGGTAAGTCCGCTACCGGCTCAAGTGGGGCCATTGGCGGGCTGATCGCAATACTCGTTAAACTTGCGGCGGCTGCGGGTGTTGCCGCGTTGGGTATGAAAGCCATCGGGGAATCTAACAGGTGGGAGAACTCGCGGATATCACTTGGGTTCTTGCTCAAAGATATGGGCAAGGCGCAGATGATGATGGAAGATCTCCAGAAGTTATCGGAAGACACACCGTTCGGACGCGACACGTTTGAGGCGTCAGCCAAAGCGCTAGTGGGAATGGGTGTAGCGGCGGGAGACGTAACCAAGATTCTAAGTGTCGCTTCGGATGCTGCGGCGGCACTAGGAACCGGAGAGGGCGGCATTAACAGCATCAGTACCGCCTTGGCTAAGATGAAGGCGCGCGGTGATCTTGCCGGTGTCTCAATAAAGGCTTTGGCCGCTGCAAACATTCCGGTATTTCAGATGATTTCGGAAGCCATCGGCATCTCAATGGACGAGGCACAGAAAGCGGTTGAGATGGGTCTGCTTGATGCCGAAACGGCTACCGATATCATTCTCAATGGACTTGAAAAGAAGTATGGCGGTGCGGCAAAGGCGCTGGACGAAGCGACTACGGGCGCTTTCGGAGACGTTAAGGACGAGGCCGAGAAATCGCTGCGTAAGATTGGCGACGCTCTTAAACAAGTCTTCGACTTAAAGGGTCTTTTCGGCTCCCTACTAGGCTTTATCAGTGACGTGGGCAACGTATCGGCGGACACGATTCGGGTGCTCGGTGGGTTCGCCCCGGTATTCAAAGAGACGGCCCCGTTGGCGGAGACGTTGGCCAAGTGGCTAAAGGTGATTGGTGCCGTGCTCGCGGTTATTATCACTCTTAAAGCGGCTGCGGCCTTGTACAACTTGGCCGCCGCATTAACTACGGCTGGCACGGGTGCCACCGCTTTAGCCACTGGCTTGCTTAAGGCGTTGGTGACGTTGTCTGTTATAACCGTGGCTGTGGCCGCGTTTGAGTTGGGTCGGTACTTTAACGATGAGTTCCGAATAGTCCAAGAATCGGCGGCGGTTACACTTAAGTTCTTGATGGATATATGGTCTAGGATTACTCATGGCTGGGACTACATGGTAGCCGGTTTGACGGGGGGCTGGTCCGGCTTTATTCATACCATGAAAGATGCGTGGCTTGGGGCGGTTGACACTATCACTGCGGGCTTGGTTGGTTTGGAGATGCTGGCCAAGGCGGCGGGCAAGCCCGTCGATTTGGGTTCGGGTGCACTGAACACTTACATCACAACACAACGGGTTCTCATGGCCAAAGAGAACCCGGACCAGACCATCAAGTTGGCTGGTATTAACAGCAAACTAGATTCAGATTTAGCGGGCAACCAAGCGACGCTTGATACCACAATGGCCCGCATAGCAAAGGACTTTGGTAATAAGGAACGCAAGGGTAACTCTTTCTTTGAGTTCACCACCGGCGACAATGGCGGCGTAACCGCAATGCTGGGTTCGGTTGGTGTGTTGACAGACAAGTTTAAGGCACTGTTTAACGTTACCGGGGAAGTGACTACGGCCTTCAAGGTTACGGATGACGCGGCGGCACAAGGCGCCGATAAGTATAAGGAAAAGGCGGACCAAATCAGAATGATGACCAACGGTCTTCTTCTGATGATCCGGGCCGTTCAAGACGAGACCGCCGCTATTAACCTCAACACTCTGGAAAAGGACCAGGCCGCCGCTGCTCGTAAAGCCGAAGATATTGCAGTCAAAGAGAATATAAAGAATAAAGATGAACTGCTCCAACGGCTGCGAGACGAAATCGGGTTACGCGCCCAAACTCAGTTTAATCGTGGGCTGAAACAAGACATTGATGGCACACGTAGGGAACGTCAGTTTATCGGAAAAGATTCTGACGAGGTCGAGATCGCCCGAGTACTAGCGGAGAAGCGTCAACAGGCATCGGAGTCGGGTATTGAGGCTTCACAGCAAATGATGGACCAACTCGAGGCCGAGTTGCGACTTAATCAACGATTGACCAAGTCCTACGATCGATTGAAAACCGTGGCGGATTCTGCCGGGCAACAGGTTAGTCAGTTTTTGGAAGACATCTCATTTAACGGTAAGAGCGCTTTGGAAGCCGTAGAAGGGCTCATTAAAGGAATGGCCCGAATGATTGTACAGCAAGTTGCGTTTGCTCCGTTGGCCTCCGCATTGTCAAGCGCGCTACAGAATCTGACTGCAGGGCTCAGCGCCTC